TATGTTTCAGTTGCCCGTTCACTTTTGCCCATCCGTTTTTGTAGGCTTTTATGCCATTAGCGTATACTTTTAAGTTTGGCAGGGTTGGCATTATCCCCCATTGGATTATATACGCACCGTCTGTGTCTGGTGCATCAGATACCAAGATTCCAGAGTCCAATTCCAAAGCCGGCCGAACGGCCCCGCCGCCGTTGCACGCGCCGTCGTAGCCCAGCGCGCCGCCCGTGCGGACACCCCGCGCGTGGTACGAATAGCCGGCGTACGGGGTTCTTAACCACCAATACCAGGGAGATGAAGCGTTTAGGCTGGAATCCTTAAATTCGGACCTCGACACCGCTTCGGCCGTAGGATATGCTTTTCGACTGTTGTCGTCGCTAAAAAGGGACCATTTCGAACCTTCGGCAATGCCGTTTTCGTTTGACAGACCGACTTCGGTAGTCGATAGCAAATATACCTTCCTGGTTATGTCCTCATACCCTCCGCCATCGGTTACTGTGTTCTTCGCGACCCTGATTGTGGTATCAAGAATAGCATTCCGGAAGTCTTCTTCGAAATTAGAAAGAAAACCGGCTTCAGCGTCGTATTCGTTGTAATTATCCCAGACATTTGCGTTTGTTGGTGGGGCGTCGTAGTTGTGCCTTTTAGAGTACCAGGCCCCAGCGCCTGCCGCGCTATTAAGCCATTGGTCGATATTCGACACGCTGTAACGGTTATTTCCGTATTTCTTACGATTGCTGTCTGGGTTGCTGGGTTCTTTCGCGTCGACGCACTTCAGGGTAATAATCTTTTCGGTTATCAGCTTAACCCTGTCAGCCGTCTTATGCCCTATCAGCCATATAATCGGCACGCCGTTGTACTTTGTATCCGGCGACTTAACTTTTGCGCCAACAAGCAAATTACTAATTGGCTGCGGCATTACTCTTCACCTTCCTCATACTGAATCCATATATCGCCATTACCCATTAACCCGGCATCGGCTTCATCGGGCGACAGGATGATATTACGGACTTGTGCTGTGGTGTAGTCCGTATTGTTATGTGCTTTTAGCTTGGCAGCCATGGTCTGGTCTTTGTCTGTAGTCATTATGGTATCTGGGATTTCGGGAATATCATCTGTATCAGCTTTCGCGTCAAACTCGGTCTTGTGAACATCATTAAACCACTCAACAAACGTCTTTAAGCCTTCATCAAACTTATCTTTGAACTGTTGCGTCGTAAGCCCTCGTTCCTGCGGTGTCGTGCCCAGCTTTCCTATTACGCTGGTATCTCCCGAATAAGGCGTCATTGCCATAATATCACCCCTTTACCTGTTCTTCACAAGTCCGCCCGTGCGTGTCGGCAATGTGATTGACAGTACCGTTGCACCGTCTGTGCCGCCACATACAAGGCGTAGTTTCATGTAGACTATTTTTTTAGCCTTAAGCTTCACTTTTTTTGGCTGCGGGCTGTAGTTGGTTGCAAACGAAAAGCCTTTTGTTTCATATCCCGGTACGTCAATACCTGAGAAGTCCCACGTATCAAAGCTTGAAAGCCCGTACCAAACTTTCTTGATGAATTTGAAATTGGAATCCCTGTCGGTAGACAGGTATATGTCAACATGGGTACTTATATAAGGCACTATTGAAATAAACATCATCTGGATAAACTTCCTTATCCAGTCCGCGCCGAAGTTGTGGTATCCCATATCCCACGTTGCAATGATTTCCTCTCCATCGAACGTCGCTTCGTTTTCGTCGAACATCATTATTTGCCCGTCCGTCGTGCCGAAGCACAGCTTTTTATCGACGGTCATAAAGCAGGTCGGCTCATGTGGCAAGTCAAGGATATACCACGCCCCACGTTCTCCCCGTGCGCCGGTTACACGGTAGTTGTAAACCCATATCCGCTTGCCAACGCATAAGAGGTATAGCCCGTTTTCGTCCCAATCCCATGTAATGGCCTTCGACAAGTCCAGCGGGTCGAGGTCACGCTGTATGCGCCGGCTTATCCATTGGGCGTTCTTCTCGTTCATTACATAGGTCGAAACCCATTCGTATATGCCTTTCCAGACCGTGAACGGGTTATTATAGATTATCTGCGTCTGCCCCATTGCAACGTTGCCAACTTTTGCGTTTATCGGGAATGTGGGGAATATGGTTGTAAACAACCCGCTGTTAGGATCGGTATATGATTCACTGGTCGAATACCATGCGCTTGCCCCGGATGAATCGCCGGAAGTGAATATAATCTGTTTGTCGTACTGCGTCAGAATGTCCGTGATTTCATGTTCCCCGACGGTTGAATCGGAAGCATAAGGCCAATATGTCGGGTCTGATACTCCATGCTGTGTTACACCTGACGGGAAGCGCGTATTTCTGTAATTCGGGTTGCCAAATAACCAAAAGCGGGCGTAATACACGCCGCCGTAATACCGGCAGTTGGTGATACGCTTCCTGAATTCAGCATCTTCCTTAGTCCATGCTACTTCAATATTATTCGTCCCTGCTGGCGGAGGGTTTAAAAACATTACATCGCCGTTTTCAAGGTCAACCGTATAATCTGCGCCGGGTTCTTGTTCGTTCGGACCAATAAAAACAGAATCCACTGAATCAATCTTGTCCTCCGGCAACTGAAATACTGTTGCCGTACCGTCTGCTGAGAATCGTATTTTCTTCTTGCCTGTGATGTAGTTTATACCTTCAACTATCATCCCGCCGCCGGTGGGTGGTACGGCTGTAGCGAATAAAGGAACATAGCCCTCGACAACCTTGAATGTCGTGCCATCCCACTGGTAGAATTCCGTCCCGTCAAGGATATACACGACATTGTTTGACGCAAAGAAGGTTGTGGGGTATGCGTCAACTATTGTACCGATTTCAACTTCTGTTTTGGTGTCAAAGTCGTATTCGTACACCTTGCCGCCCCGGGCGAAAAGGAAATGGTCAACGCCGTGGATTTTGCCCCACCACATGCCGTTTACCTTCTTGCCCGCAACCTTGGCGTTAAGGCTCTTATACCCATACTGCTTTTTCAGCTTCAAGTCATCGGTTATCATCCAGTTGGACATTTCCGATGCCTCTCCTAGCTCAAGCAGGGTTTCGGTTTCTTGCTTGTTCACGCCGAAAAATTTATCAAGTATCACATATTGCGGTTCCGCCATCGTCAATCACCGTCCATGGAATAAACGTCTATTATCTCAGCAGGCGTCAAAGGTTCCTTTACCGCCGCGTCAACATACATCTGCGCAAATTCTTCTTTTGCGTCCTGTGCTATCTCGCTGTTCATGTCAGCCCTTGCAAAGTGCTTCACCAAATACGGCACGGCCGACATTGCGACATGCTCCGGGTACTCTATCGTTTGGTCGAGCGAAGTTATCTTTGTGGGCAACGAAACGTAATTTATGCGGATAATGCCTTCATAAGAGAACATGACATATAAATCCCTGTCGTTCTCCCATTTGACCGACGCATTGCCCTCCTGGTACTGCCATTGCGGGTATTCGCTTATTATCTGTGAACGGCTTACAAAGTCATCCGGCAGTTGAATCTTGTAATACGGCTTGAAGTCGGGCACCTTGTCGGCAGATGGGTACTTATACGGCGATAGCGCCCTGTTATTGTGCCGGAAGTAATAATCCCCGCTTATCGTCATGGTCACGTTGCCGCCTGTAGCGTTCAGTATGCCTTTAAGCGGATAAAATGCCGATGTGCCTTCGGGTACGGTTATGTTGATAGTGCCGTTAAATTCGGTTTCCTCACCGCCGTTGAATGTGTATTTACCGCTTAAAGGTGAGCCGTTCTCGGTAAATGTTACGGTGCAATCACCGTCAACCTCGATATAGAAGCAGTATGCGCCGTTCGCCGAATATTCCTGTGTCTCGCCATTGTTTTCAATTATTTTGCCAAAAACTGCTATATCGCCTAAAAGGTTCTTTTTTCTCACACAGGATATTTCAAAAGACTTCTTCTTTCCCGCCGTTTTCGCCATCCTGCGGCTCCATATGTCGAGCAATAGCGGCGCTTTGGCTTTGTATTCCGCAACATCGTCCGGGTTGAGTGCGCCTGTTTCCGAAATTTCGTCCATGATGGTCATAGCTCTTTCAAATATTTCCTGTCCTGTGTATGCCATAAAATCACCCTCTTTCGGGCAATATAAAGGGCAGGAAGATTAAGTCCTTGCCCCTTCTGCTTCTGCAATTTTCTTTAAGAGTGTTTCACGCTTCATGCTGTGGGCGTTCCTTATGCCAAGCTCTTTGGCTTTTGCTAAAAGTTCAGCTGTGTCGTCAGGTTCCTTCTCAGGTTCCTTTGTGGCTTCCTGCGCCGGTTCCACGGGTACTTCGTCCGTCACAGGTACAAAGCCCTCCCTTATCGGGATGTTGAAGGTGTTAGGGTCGCTCAGTTCGATTACAATATCGCCTTTTTTGAATTTCATGCTATCTCTCCTTATTAAGATTATTAAGAGGATTCAGGGGGGTACAATAGCCCCCCCTGTTATTGGGTTCCCTCACCGCCGCTGGCGGTTCCGCCGTCGTTGGCGGTTTTGTGTACGAAAATAGCGTCCTTCTTGGCATTCAGCACGAAGCAGTCATAAATGATTCTGCCCTCGATGAGCCAGCCATTTATACCAGGAGGATTGTTGTGGGTCTTGTAGTCCTCCAGTTTCTTAGGCGATACGCTGCACCTTGGCCAGATAAGCAGGAACGCCGTATTGGGTGGCAGATAAGAGGACGGTATCTTGATAATTTTGACTCCGT